CCATTAACGAACGAGATAGCTTGAAACTCTTTTGCAGGAGTAATCAACACATCCGCAGTCTTTGTCTTAATAAGTAGCTTATCATCTGTAGATAATTTTGTATAAAGTTGAGAATACTGAGTCAATGACTTGATTGGAATGACTTTATCATTCAGATAAACTGATATTTTAGACAACATAGCAGAATCCAACACATGTCGCATATACAAAGCTATGATGTCATCGGTATAACCCTTGAGACCAAAATGTTTAAAGTCTGGTATCCATGATACCTCAGTAAAACCTTTAGTCTTACAAGCTCTAATCACAGGCTCTGTAGTATCCCGCATATTATTGGTCCATGTCTGTGTAAGAACTTTCTTCTTCTCAGGATCACAACCCTTTACCGTAAATTTTGTAGAAAAAACATTTGCCAATTTTATTCCAAGTCCATTGCGCCCGGCTACAATACGTTCTTCTTCATCATCATAGTTAGAACCGGTTAGAAGTTGTCCAAAAATCATACTATGATTATAGCAACCCTCATCCTCATTCATCTCAATAGGGACAACATCACCATCGTTCCAGATGGTAGTTTCCCCCGTTTCTTTGTTAATAGATACTTTAATCTTGGTACATGGTGTAGTAGTTGAACGACTGCGTTCTACGTTATCTATAGCGTTTGACAACGCCTCAACAAATACTCGTAGAATAGCAGGAGAGGACTTGATATCTCTTTGTTCAATTTTGTATGTATCATCATCTGATAACTCTGCCACATATTCTTGAACAACACGAAGTCGCGTAGAACCAACATACATATCGGGTCGGTCTATAATATGTGAAATAGGGTCTTTTTTCTGATACCTTTTTGTTGGAGTTTTAGCTGGCATAATTTTATTTATTCCTCGGAAGTTTGCTTTTAGAATCATTTTCAAAAATTTGTTCTGTAATAAAGTAATATGGCTAACAAAGTTAAAACGTTAGAAAGTTTATCATTATTAATATCATATTTATCATTACTCGGTGTATGGTTTGCGATTCCCAGTGTATCTTTGTTATTGAATAGAGATGATAGATGGCCTAAAGCTGTTTCAGGGTTAGGTATACTAGTTATAGCTTTAATCATTGCTTACATATGGCAATGGAATGTATTATTCCCTAAAACAGCCTTAGAAATCCAAAATAATGATTAAATTGTGTTATATTAAGCAATAACATAATTACAAGGGTAAAAGTATAGTATAGAATGGTTCGTCTTCTATCTTGTATCCCAAGACATATATATTTCCGCCTCCGCTCTCTTCATGTTCCGTAATATCAACATTATTGACATACGAATATAAAGTAAAACCAGTTTTTATTCCATTCATCTCATCTGAGAAATCAGTCATGTTATATCCATTTTCGTTCCAGTTATACGAAATCTCTAAAGCTACAGACAAGTCATTTCCCATGTTCTGAGCCAACCAAATCTTATCATTAATAAGGGAATTAGAAAAGAAGTATGGAATAGTCTTCTCTAACTGGACTGAATCATACAACTTATATTTTTCCTCCCGTTCACCAATCCACTTCTCTACAGAATCACTTCCCTCCAGAATTACCTGTGTCTGATATTGGTCAAAGTCAGTTATATCTTCATAATAGTTATCAATCACAGTTCGTTTGTGGTAATTTAAGATAATGTCCTTGTTTCTTGAGTTAATACGAAGAACATACATTAATCTCTTAAGTGTTTCCTCTGACTTCAAGACAAGCTTTCTCTTGTTCATAACACCACTGTTCATATCAAATTTCTTTGGGACATTTCCATAGACAAAGTCCGGTTCTATAGTTATAGCTTCCTTTTGGAATCTATCAATACTATCTAATCCCACAGGAAGATTTTTATTGACTAAAAATGTAGAATACAGCCATAAGACATACGATGTGATATATCTTGCTAATTTTTTGTATAAGTTATAGTTTGTCATTACAGACTGTCTAGACATGTCGCTAAATGATATTGTTTGTTCTGTTATAGTTAAGTCACTGACTGGAGATTCATCTCTTACAGGAACGGTAACAGAAACATTTCCTAATTTCCCAGAGAATGACTTTACTATATTTTTCATAACATTTTGTTGTTTTATGATAAGTCTTGTCGCAGATGCGAAGGCCCGAAGTTGTTTTGAAGAAACTTTGGTAATCTCCCAGTCTTTTACTTCTGGAACAGGGATTGGGGCTATTGGGGATAACAAGAGTGTGAATGTAGTATCTTTATAGACTACACGAAGCATTCTACATTTTCCGTAAGAATCAATACCCTGTTCTGTAATCTTAACATCTTTGTTGTTTAGAAGTGGGAAGATTGTTTCTGCTATTGATATATTCAAAGCCCAAGATTTTCTCAAACGGTTAAAGATATCTTTCATACCTTTGGCTAAAACTGAATCATAATCGGCATTATATGTGACATCATCGGCATCACCCTTCTTCCACTTAACAATAAGCTCACACTTTGGAGTATCAGAGTGGTCTGACTTAGCACCCATGTGTTGATAGACTAAGACACAAGGTTTTCTTGATGCGGTCTTGTAGAAAGCTTGAATATGTCTTGGTAAACTTAATGATGTGATATTTTTTCTGGTAAATACGTATATATTGCAGTTAAGGTAATTTTCTAATAAACTTGTAAAATACTTTGGATCTAGATATTCATTGGAGTTTAGAATATCTATTATTTCTTGGTCGGTAAAATCATACATTTCTTGTTTACATGATGCAATGTATCTTGGTTCTGCGATTTTACGTCTTTGTCTTATAAGGTAATTTTCTCTGGACTTGTCACTATTTAGTCCCATATCTAATATACCTGTCTGTTCCCAAAGTCCTTCCATAACACAATCAAGAAAACTACTATTCGTATTATATACACCCTTACGTAGATACATGTAATTATCATCATCGTCAAATAATTTGATAGTCTTTTCTATTTCATCTGGTAATTTACCATATTTGTCATATGTTAGAAATTTGTTAGTTATGATAAAATCTTGTTGGTCGGGGTTTATGTTCTGTTTAAGTTCTTGACCGAAGAAGTAATTTCCGTATGGTTTACCTTCCATATTTGCGTGGTCGCTGACATAACAACATGGTAACCATGGGACCAAGTCTTTGTTTCCAAGCTGATTATCTCTAAGTCCGGGATATTTAGCATCGCTATGTTCGCATATGTAATTACGTTGTGGAAATCCTTCGTCTGGGGTCTTAGGATAAGTCATAACAGCCTTACCATCTGCTATAGCTTGTGGAACCTCTTCATCTTCTATGATGGTTGGTTGTTTGGGACACTTTGGTGGATAACCTTTGACGAATACTTCAGGTGCTATGTCTTTGAGCTTAAGACTTTTTGGTAGTCTTGGAGCTCTTTTAGTTCTTTCTCCAAATTTTGGTAAGAACTTACGATAAAAGGCAACTATCTTCTTGTATTGATTATTATAAATATACATCAACTTACTGAAGATATTCTGAAAAAGTTCTACTGAAGTCATATTATCAGCTTTTGTGATTTTTACTCTTACGTAATCAGAACCATAGGGAAACATATTCATGATATCTTTTCCTTTTAAGACTGGGTCGCCTTTTTCTGAAATTTTTTCTGTGATATTTGCGGTTATATAACCTGTATTAGCACTTTCAAAATGAACATATACACTGTCTTTCTTTTTTGTAGCTTTATCACGTTCATCAATAGCTAAAAGCGAAGAGAATAGAGGATTATTTAATATGATATCAGCTATTACGTATTTATCGAGAGTTTGTTTGGGAAAGTAGAATGAACCATTTACATTACTTTCTTTAATCTCTGTTATTTTCATGTTTGGAACTGTTTTGAAAAGTTCTAAGAATGAGTCGATATATTCTTGTCTTGATACACTTTGAGTAGAACTGGTTAGGGACATTTCAACAACTATATTTTCTTTGTCATTATCTGTATTAATACCCATAGCTACGGTAGAGTAATCTTCATGTACGGCGCCACCAGCATCTTTTCGTTGAAGTATCTTGAATAGAATGATATTAGGTAAGCTGATTTTTGTTTCATCTCCCCATTCTGGGAAGGGTGTAAAGTCTTTTAGAATCTTATAGAACGACCCAATATATGCCAAAGGAACTTTAGGAGTAAGTTGAATAGAATTGAATAGTTCTATAATAGAAATATTATCCGCTGTGAGAATAATAGAAAAAATTGAGCGTTCAAGTTCAAATTCTGTGAATTGTAATTCTTCGGCGTCGGCGAGTTCCCTATACATTTCAAGTTGTTGGTTTGTGTCGGTAATATTCTTGTTAATATTATATTCTAAATCTTGTGTTATTTGCTGGCGATTATCCCATATACTTTTAACATTAACTTTTTCGGTGATATTTTCGTTTTTGTCAAGTTCTGTTTGTATTAAGAGAAGAATAGAGCCTTGTAAGTTGTCGGGCATACCACTTACAGCTTGGTTAAAAACAATAAACATCTTAATTACGTCATTTTCAAGACTAAGTTTTTGTTGTTTTAGTTTATCTTCAATTTTACCATAAAGTGTCTTAAACTCTGGTTTGGTAGATGATTTCTTGATAAAATCTAACAAATCTTCAACCTCTATATTTTTCTTTGTATTAAAATCAGATTGTGTTGGAATACCTTCTTTAAAGTAAAGGTATTTAGGTAGAGTCTTCATATTCATTGCTATCCTATTGATTATACTTTGGGTGGTATCCATATCGTAGATTTCAAAAGTTTTACCATTGATTCTCACCATTTTGTTAATTAGCAAGACTTATTTAGAATATAATAAAGTTATTATATTATTAAAATGGAGTATTATCTCTGTTAGCGATTAGTTCTTTTATGGATTCTTTGGAAGTACCTTTATGAATTGGTCTAGCAGGACTGTACATCTTTAGTATCATATCTATAATAGGTTCGTCTGACTTTTTCTTTGTGTATATTATACTAAAATCCAGTTTTTCACTCAGAATAGGTCTAATAGTTTTTAGAAAAGTAAAAATTTTACCAAGGTAATAAGGTGTTGGGAGCTTTCCGTTATTACAATCAATTATAAAAATTGCTCTTCTATCGTTATTTGACTTTAACAATTCCATTACCTCGTGTAGAACACAATCAACAAGTATTTGTGTGTCTGGAGAAGTCCAATCATCAGAAGATTTACATTTTAAGATTTGATCTGTTTCCCAAAGTTCTTTATTGAGCAAAAGCATTTTTGTTGTTATATAATACTTCTATAAATATGTGATTTAAGGTATTAACATAAATAACTTAAAATGCCAGTGTTATTCAAATGTAAGACAGGAGAAGCATACTATGTTAAAGTACTCGCTGAACTACTCACAAACAACCTTAAGACAGGTTGTTTTGAAGTATCTGAAAAAAGTATTTCACTAAGAATGTTTGACCACCATCGTAAAACCATGGTAGATCTGGAACTATTAGCGGAAAATTTTTCGGTGTATAAGTATAAACTAGAGAATAAGTTTTGTATGGGGTTAAACCTTAATCATTTCCATAAGATGCTGAAGTCTATAAAGAAAAAGGATTCCCTTCAACTTTTTATCGAGAGTGAGAACATTACAGAATTAGGTATTAAGACGATTCCCAAGGAAAATACACGTATTACAACCTCAGGCATTAAGATTCAAACTATCCAAAACTTAGACATAGATATCCCGGATGGATATGGAAAGCCAGTCATTGTCCTGTCATCTGAGTTTCAAAAAATGTGTAAAGATTTGAGTAGTATTGGTAGTACTAATATTACGGTTGTAGCTAAGAATTTCCATATTGAGTTTATTGCTGATGCGGATGGTATTTTAAAGAGAAAGGTTGTTTTTGGGGAGAATGATGATTCAAGTGATGAAGATGAGAATCATAATGCTAACCCGGAATACACTGCTACATTTGCTACCGACCAGCTTTCACGAATCACAAAGTTAGCGGGGTTAAGTGGTAATATGCAAATATTCCCAGCCTCTGGTAATTTACCTTTGTTGTTCCGTTCTAACATTGGTAGTTTGGGAAAGATAGCAATATTCATTAAGTCTAAGGAACTCTTAGCGAACGAAGCTTCTACATTCCTATCCGACGATTCTGATTGTGATTAAAAATTTTCCAATTGATAATAAATGTTAGACATTTCCGAAGTTAGGAAAACATTTACTATCATACTTACTTTGTTTGTCTTTTGTCTTGCATTCTTAGCCTTATTCAAACCATCATGTGTTATGATTATAAATAAAGACACTGGTAAACTTGGGTTATCATGGACTTTATTATTCTTATACTCAATGATATTCAGCATTGTAGTGGGAATAATATACATTAGTATGAATAAAGTTAAGAAAGAACCAGAAGAAATAGCAACAATTACCACTGAAGGTTATTCAATAAATTAAATTTCATCGTTTGTTAACAAACCACCTCCAAAGCCAAATACCACATATAACGTGCTAAAAGCTATCATAGACACAGAAAAAGCTACCAGAAATGATATTAATAAACTTTTAATATTAGTATTTCTGATAATTACAGTGTGGTCATCGTGATCACCGTCATTATCATTATCTGTGTGTTTTACGTCAATCTTCACATATTTATCAAAATAATCCTTAGCGGCAATCGTTAAAACTATCACTACCGCCGCTCTCAAAGAATTAAGTATAAAGGCATTTGTCCGGTTAGTTGCCTTAAAACCCTTAACCAAAGGAATATTAACCATTTATATTAACCTAACAATATAATTAAAAGTATTTAAACAGGAATATATTAACAGTAAAAATGAGTAATACTGTTAATATAGAAATTGGCGAACTAGACCCAGATATTATCCCACCCATTACACGAAAGGCGTCCGATGCTAATTACAACGGAGGTTGTAAGCTTGTAGTAGTTGGGAAACCCGGCACAGGTAAGAGTACGTTAATTAAGGCACTACTTCATTCTAAGAAACACATTATCCCTATAGCAATGGCTATGAGTGGGTCTGAAGATAGTAATCATGCGTATAGCGAGATAATGCCGAGTACATTTATTTATAATGAGTATAATGAAGATAGAATTACAGATTTTATTAAAAGACAAAAGATAGCAATGCAACATCTACCAAATCCTTGGGCGGCTATTATTCTTGACGATTGTACTGATGATCCCAAAGTATTTAATAAGCCACTTCAACAGGCGATGTATAAGAAAGGTAGGCATTGGAAAATGTTATATATTTTATCGTTACAGTATGCTATGGATGTCAAACCTGTTATTCGTACAAACGTAGATGGTATATTTATTCTACGTGAACCTCTTCTTAAGAATCGTGAAGCCCTTTACAAGAACTATGCCTCTATCATTCCAGACTTTACAACTTTCTGTGAAATCATGGACCAACTTACAGATGATTACTGTGCCCTATACATCCACGGAGCAACTCAAACTAATACATGGCAGGAATGTGTGTTTTACTGGAAAGCCCCTGTTGTTTCAAGGGATTGGAAGTTTGGATGTCAAGAATATTGGGACTTTCACCATGCCAGATTTAATGAAAATTATAGAGATAATATTACAGGATTATAAAAGAACGATGGATGAAGTTTATTACGATGATAAACAAGGAATATGTGAAATAATAGATGTTTCATCTAAATCTTCTAATGATATGATGGAAATAGTAGAAGAAAAAAACTTACCTAAGGATACAAAAGTCTTTGTGTGTCTATCATTAGAAAATCCCGAGACTTTACTAACATTAGTTCCAGAATATGTAGATAAGGGGTTTTCTCTCCCAAGCATAAGAACAAAAAGTCCTCTTAATAATAGTATTAACATGTATATGTTGTGTCTAGAGAAGGTTGATATGAAATCTTCTGGTTTTAGTGGTGCTAATAGTTCTCAAATGGTTTATGATACTGTGGAAGATTGGTCTAATATGACAGAATCTAACTGTAAAACAAAATATGCTTTATCAGAAGACACAGTGAAACAACTAAAAACACTGAGTTTTTCTGAACCAACCAGGAACAAAGATAGTAGTATGACTCAGAAAGAACATGCTGGAGCAATGTATGTTTCTGGGATGAGTGGTGATGTTAATGTATTAGATATTAATCAGAATAAATGGATAGAGGGTAAGGAGCAAGGTGTTGCTATAGTTGAGGCTCTATACAACTTTCACTCTCATCCAGAGGAGGCCTATATAACAAACAAAGTTAATAAAGCATGGCCATCAGCTCAAGACTATATCGGATTTTTATTGGCAGTTCTTGAAGATAACACTATTTTACACATCGTAGTAGCCATAGAAGGTGTATATATTATCTCTTTGTCAGAATATTATGCGGGAAACAAAGATAAACTATCACCAGATGTTGCTGGATTCATCAATAGTAATTTTAATTACTGTGGAAAACTAGATAACAGCATAAATTGGTTTATCAAAAATATTAACACTGTTAAATATAAAGGCCATCCACTGTTTATTACAGAGTTTATACCATGGGAAGAGGCATCCAAAGACTTTACTATCTATCATTGTAAAACCAATGGTAAATGTATGGTAAAATAAAAATTTGATATTTTACGGTAATTTTATGATAAAATAGTAGAATCATGATTATTCCTGTTCGTTGTTTTTCTTGTGGTAAGGTAGTTG